AACTATACTATATATTCTAACATGTCCAGCACCGTCGTCATCCATATAATATACTGTATCGGTATCATCTAGATAAAATCCAGTAGACTTAAAAGCTTCTACAGGAACTCCTTCACTGTAGATTGGATTAACTAGGTTTAATTTATATTCTGATGCGACAGAATATTTTGGCACGATCTCTGTATATGCTTTAAATGTAGTAATGTTACTACTGATCGATTGGTCAATGCCGTCGATCATAGCATTAAACTTAGACATGCGAAACACACCATCGTATTTTTGTAGATATGTTTCTCTATAATTTTGTATACCAGAAATTATAGCAGCCTTTAATTCATCTACTGATCGGGTAGTCCTACTTTTGTTATAGTAGACTGTTGTGTTTAACTCTAGCTCAATATATGTTGGATCGATTATAACTGGAGTTACAGAGACTACATTCTTTGATTTAAGTAGTGTTTCTGAGATATATGTTTTTTCTGGAGGTGTTAAAAATGGTCCAGTAGTAGGTTTGATCGATATGTAGACTCTACCATACTGAGGAGGATCGTTATCCTCTCCACCCCAGACACTTATTGAGTCCAAATTAGTATAGAGTCTCTTGATTAAAGCTACATAGTCACCTGGAGTAACAGCTCTATTTTGATCAAAGAAACTTTGGCTTACATTGTATTTAACTTGTTCTATGGATTCTATTTCTTTTCCGCCATAGCTAGTCACTGAAGACGTTACACTAACGACTCCTCCTAAACCAGCTCCAGTATAGGTGTAGAGAGTAGCCCCATTTCCAGCTTCTCTATTAGTAACTAAATATCGCACAGTGACTATGTTACCGATATCTATTGGCAGACCTAATCCCTGACGACCAAAAGATATCTGATATGTTTGGTCATCCATTTCTTTTAGAAAAAACACTTTACTAGTCGGTGTTAGATCTAATATGTCTGATACTATAGTATATTTTTCATAATCTGGTTGTTCACTAGTTGGTTGAACTGTAATTTCTATAGTAGAACTGTCTATATTAGTATTTGGAAGAATGAATTTCTCATTGAATTCTGTACACACAAATAGGAAAGTCTGTGGCGTACCTTCAAATACTTCTACATTTTGAAAAGTATATACATTTCCAACTCTATTGGCAATATAATCTTGGAGTGTATAAAAAGAATATTGAGTATTATCAATAGTAGTAGTAAAGCTACTATACTTTGGTAGATATTTTACAGTTTCTGTTGCTCCGGCTTGAGTAACAGTCACAGTTAGAGTAGATCTAGCTGCTGTAGCTGAAACAGGTGTGTATCCAAAATTATTAGCTATTGATACTACACTACTTCTTTTACTAGCAGAATCTAAAAACATCTCGTTTATCGCTAGATTCGTATATAGAGCGTTATAGTGTGTATTGTACGCAAGAACATCTATCAATGTAGACAAAGCTGAACCATCAAAGTCATAGTCGGAGAATTGAGACTGACCTCTCATGAAGGTCTTTAGATTCTCTCTAATTTCATTGTAGTCTAAATCTGATACTTTTATTCTGTTGTTATTCATCTAGTTCTCTCTAGAATTAAGTTTACCTCAATGGGCGTCTCTGTATTTCTAATCTTAAATGTTACAACGATATAAACTGAATTATTTTCTGGGCTAAAATTTGCTCTTACACCCAAGAGAACTGCTCTAGGCTCAAAATTGTTTATAACATCTGCTATACTTCTTTCCATAAGTTGAGCCAGCATTGGAGATGCAGGCTCAAACAATAGAGTTGTAGCTTGACAACCAACTTCAGGGCGAAATGGTCTCTCAAAATTTCGAGTTAAAACCAAATTCCTAATAGACTGTTTTATAGCCTCTTCATCTGAGCGAGTAGATACGTCTCCCGTCTTCGGATGAAGAAGGAAATTAAAGTCAAGATCTGTAAATGTTCGTGTATTTCTAGCCATAGATATTATTTATTTGACTCTTAGCTGCTGAAACATCTAAAACTACCGGAAGTGATGATGTTATCTCCATAAACATCGCCGATTCTCCCTATCTTTTTACCCATAGCTGAGACTCTTGCGCTAGCGCTTGATAAAGTTTGTGTATCTGGCACGCAACCTCTGCGTGGGTGTGGTTGTACTGGATCTCCTATGACTGCTATTAATATTCCATCGGCGAATACTCGAGTTTGAGTCGCAGGACCTGTCGCAGTATTCATTGGGAAAGCACACTTTTTTCCTGTACCATCTGGAGATAATACACGATCTGTCCCATTTGCTCTAGCGACTGAAGGCATTATAGTCTCCTACCATTGGCTACGAGTTGTTGAAAAGAATTAACAGCTGTAGTAAAGTTCCATCGTATTGTTTGAGGCATAACTAGAGTCATAACTCTAGTTCTACTAACTCCGTCTTCTACGTAATTTGCTATTATACTAAACTTATGAGAAAGTTCTCTAACTTTTATTGTTGGAGGTGACCATTCGACAATAGAAACAAAGTCTTCTGTTGTGTCTGCGGGTAAAGCTTTGATAGAACCATCAGGCATTATAAACCTATAGACAGAATCAAATACATTAAATGGTGTTCCACTTACAATAATATCATTTCCCTGCTGTGCTCCAGTAAATCCATCACAGTCGACACTATAATCAAGTAATACAGCACTAGTCAATGTGGCTACTCCAACTGGACCAGTGAGTTCATCTACTGGCATAGTTACTTCCACTTCAACAACAGCATTGAACAAAGTACCCTCAAACTTACCATTAAAAGATGGAGGAGGCCCACTTTCTTCAGCACTAGCAGTTGGATCGGCAAAATCTGCGACACTCTGACTCTTTATTTTTAACTTGAATATAGCTACAGAAGCAGGGTTATAAAGCTGCAGTGAGAATACTTCATTTATCTCTATGTCTTCCGGAAATAATCCATCTATTTCCAGCTCAATATTTGGATTAACTACAAGAGACATATCACGATCCTAGGTAAACTAGCTTGCCTGCAGTGTGCGTCTTGTCATTTAAGAACGTGCGTAGATCTTTCTTTGGTGGTCCATAATTGTTATTACTTATGTGTACCCAACATATTCTGCCGTCGGTGCGGTCTCTATATTCTAGTAACAGTTGATCGTAGGGTAGAGTCTCTGATGCTTTCTTTGCGAAGTCAAACATTGCTTTGTAACCAAAATTACCACCGATCGATATATCAGCTGCCGAACCAATCAAGTGCTGCGAAGTGAGTGAACCACCAGTTGGAACGTCATTTCTAAAACATGAATTTAAGTTCCACGATTTTCCAACTCGTCCTATTGACTCGTTTATAGGGCCTAAGATATTAACACACAGTCCTTTTAGATTACAAACGATCTCACCAACACTCATATCTTTAGAACCTCTTCCAAGTCCCATTCCATATTTTCCAGGTATGATAGCTCTACCCTTAGTTAGAGTGCCAATAGTCCAAGCATATCCAGTAGAATCTGTATGGACTACATATGAGTCAGGGAATGACTTCATATCGATGAACACAGAGCAATCTACATTTTGTGTTTCAATCTTATTATCTGGTTTATCTTGCACTGGAGCATCTGCAGGTGGAGTTACAGTCGGGCTCTGTTCGTTGGGAGCTGTTGGTCTATTGTCATGGAACTGTTTAGCTTTCTCTGGTTCTTCTTCATTTTCTTCAGGCGTTTCAAACTTAAAATCATCTTCAGCATTTCTAGCTGGAGGTTGTAACTGAGCGAAAGTCTGAGTATTCTTAGAACCAGTGTCGATAGGTTCGCCAAGTCCAGATGGAGTGGCTGCAGTTGCAGTTCCCGCACCCTCGGCAAAGTGAACAGTAGAACCTTCGATGTTAGCTTGTCCAGAAGCGTTGATCTCCATGCTTCCACCGGCTGTCAAGAAAGTAGAACCACCGGAAGTAGAATTAAACGATCCTTCTGCGCTAAACTTAACGTCGCTAGAAGTCGTGACGTTGAAATCTGCTTCGGAGTTTATCTTGATGTCTCCAGCTCGTATCTTTAGATCACCGCCTACGTTGATAGCCATGTCGTTTGCGACATTAAAGTTGGCATTGCCAGCCATATTGATATTAGTGTCGCCCGTCACGTCTATGTTTGCGTCAGCGTCGATCAATACGTTACAGTTGCCTTTTACGGTGATATTCGCTACACCTTCTATAAGAATATAGCCGTTGCGGTCGATGATGTGGTATCCATCACCAACTATTCGATTAACTTGGGTACCATTAGCGTCGATCTCTATGAAGGTGCCCATTCGATGATATAGATGAATTCGCTCATTTTCTGGAGTATCATCAAATTCTAACACGTGGCCAGATTCAGACTCTGTAACTTTATTGTAAGGATATTGCGCGTTATACGGAACATTAACCTGATCCCAAGTAATTCCTTTAGCAGTTTCTACTCCAGTAATTCTCTGCTTATCTTTAAATTCTATACACGTGCCGATTGTCTTACTTCTTGCAAGTCTATTGGTGTCTGGTTCACCAACATAATCTCGCAAAGGATACTTCATGTTCGGATCTGAGAATCCTACGACTACATTCTTCTGTCTATCTTCAGGTAGTCCATTCGCTGCTATGGGTACATTTTGAACTGTGTCTTCAGGTTTAGTAGACTTATTAGTTTGTTCTGGCGGAGGAACTGGTTCACCTAAGAAATATCGATAGTAGCCTCTCTTCTTTTCATAACCATTTCCAGCGTCGTTACCAACTGCCTTAAGAGCTGCTTCCATATAAGAAGGATCGTCTGGAGAAACCTTAACTCTATCTCTAAAATAAGCTATGGCCACTCTGGCAGAAATTTCGTAATCTTGATTTAATAGTGATGGATTGCCTAGTATGTCTACGCCTGCTATACGGCCATATCTGGTATAATTACTACGGCCTGTGAGTTGAATAAATCCTCGTCCATAGTATCTACCACCATCA